CCAAAATCAGATGACGCTTGGATAAACTTTCTAAATCCTTTTCTGAGATTAACTAGAAAAGAAAAAAATAAAAGAATAATAAAAATCAAAAATCATGAGTAATCAAGAAGTAACGAAATTCGAATTCCTTTTAACATTAGGAGGAAACATTGTTTGTCAACGTTATTTTAACGTAAAAGACCACAACCCAAAATCCAGAAGGTCAATGGATATACATTATTATGTAAAAGATGTTTGTGAACAAATAGAACACGATTTAAAAATTAAAAGCTCAAATTATTTGTGTGAGAATCAAAACTCATATCATTCTATTGAAAGCACAGACGAAAATGTAGACCATTTTCTTTTGGAAATTAAAATTGTCGATGAAGTTTTTGTTCAGAGAATATTTCCGGCTTATTTGTATCATCCAAAGGCAAGATATACGGTTGATATTAGACCAAAATTGAAGAGAATTCTTTCAGACTTAACTGATATTTTATCTTCAAGAGAATTAGAAACAACATATCTACAATACGAACTTTAATTAAACTATTATATGCAAGAAAAAAATTTTGGGTACTTAGGTTTTTCATTTCAACAATCTTTGATTAAGGCAATAATAGAAGATAAAAAGTATGGAGAAACTATAATTGATGTACTAGAGAGTAAATATTTTGAAAATCAATCTTTCAGGTACATAATGGAGAACCTGAAAGAGTATTATACAAAATATAATAAAATACCTGATTATCAAACTGTTGCACAAAAAATCACAGCAGAGACAGGAAATATCGAGTCTTCTCAAATACATTTAGATACTCTTCAAATAATAAAAGACGCAAATTTAGAAACATCTTATGTAAAAGACACTGCATTAAATTTCTGTAAACAACAAAATTTAAAAAGAGAATTAAAGATAGTTTCAAATATTATTGAAAGTGGTGAATTTGAATCTTATTCTAAAATTGAAAAGATAATTCAAATGGCATTACAAGTCGGAATTCATTCAGATGATGCAACTGATATTTTTCACGACATTGATGCAGCGTTAGAAAAAAATGCAAGAGAAGCAATACCAACAGGTATTGTAGGTATGGATAATTTATTGAAGGGTGGTTTAGGTAGAGGTGAACTTGGAGTTGTTTTGGCACCAACCGGAACAGGTAAAACAACATTACTTACTAAAATTGCCAATACCGCTTACAATTATAACTTCAATGTTCTTCAAATATTTTTTGAAGATAATCACGCACAAATTAGACAAAAACATTTTACAATATGGACAGGTATTTCACCTGATGAACAATTATTAAATGTTGATGCAGTTAAAGAAAAAGTAAAAGAAGCTGAAGAGAGGTCAACAGGAAATATCAGATTGTTGAAATTTCCAAGTGATAGTATAAGTGTTAGTGATATTAAATCTAAAATCAGAAAAATGATTTCTGATGGTTTTAAAATTGATTTATTAGTTTTAGATTATGTTGATTGTATTTCACCTGAAAGGTCGGCAGATGGTGAAGAATGGAAAGGAGAAGGATCAATTATGAGAAGTTTAGAAGCAATGACTAGTGAATTTAATATTGCCATTTGGACCGCGACTCAAGGTAACAGAAATTCAATCTCATCAGAAATTGTAAATTCAGACCAAATGGGTGGGTCAATCAAAAAAGCACAAATTGCACACGTAATCATATCTATTGCAAAAACGATAGAACAAAAAGAACACAAACTGGCCACACTAACTCTACTTAAGTCAAGGATTGGTCAAGACGGGGTTGTTTTCCAAAATTGTAAGTTTGATAACGAATATTTGGTGATTAACACCGATACTCAAAATACCTTACTTGGTCATCAAGAAGAGAGACAACAGAACAATCAAAATAGAGCTAGAGAGGCGTTTTTACAAAGACAACAGGTAGGAAATAGAAGGTAAAAATTTTTTTTTCACAGACCTGGATTTTGAAAAATATATATGGTATTTATCTTTACCTCAATCAAAATCGGCGCCAAAAATGATGAGAAATAATACATAAAAAATTAAAAAAAGTTACACATGAATTTCAAAGATATCGAAGTCCCATGGGGAGAAATCGGTTACATTACATTTAAACGAACCTATTCAAGAAGAATAAAAGAAGATGACCCTAATTCAAAAACAGAAGAATTTTGGCAAGTAATTCAAAGAGAACTTGATGCATCAGATAAACAATTAAACGTTGGTTTTACTGAGGAAGAAAAAGAAAGATATGCAGAATTAAGAATGAAATTAAAGTTCTCAACTGCAGGAAGATTTATGTGGCAGTTAGGTACAAAAACGGTAGATAAATTGGGTTTACCGTCTTTACAAAATTGTGCTTTTACCGTGGTGAATTCACCTATCAGACCATTTACTTGGGCGTTTGAAATGTTGATGTTAGGTAGCGGTGTTGGATACAATATTCAAAAACATAATGTGTATCAATTACCTAAACTTAAAAATAAAATTAAGATTGAAAGAAAGGACACAAAAGATGCGGATTACATCGTTCCTGACAGTAGAGAAGGATGGGTAAAATTACTTGGTAAGGTATTAAAAGCTCATTTTTATGGTGGAGAAGGGTTCACCTACTCAACTATTTGTATTCGTTCAAAAGGAGCGCCAATTAAAGGATTTGGCGGTACATCTTCAGGTCCGGAAGATTTGTGTTGGGGTATTAATGAAATTCATAAAATTTTAAATAGTAGGTCAAATAAAAAACTAAGACCAATTGATTGTTTAGATATTATGAACATCATTGGTTCTGTAGTTGTTGCGGGAAATGTTAGAAGGTCAGCACAAATTGCATTAGGTGATTTTGATGATTTAGAGTTTTTGAAAGCAAAAAGATGGGATTTAGGTACCATTCCTAACTGGAGAGCAATGAGCAACAACTCAGTTATCGCTCCTGAAGATATTGATGAACTACCTAATGAATTTTGGGAGACATACAATCAGGGAGAACCATATGGTTTAATTAACTTGGAATTATCAAGAAGCGTTGGTAGAACAGGTGAAACACAATATCCTGACCCTGACGTAGAAGGATTTAACCCTTGTGCAGAACAATCTTTAGCAAATTTTGAAACGTGTTGTTTAGGTGAAGTTTATCTTCCAAATATCGATAGTTATGATGAATTGAAAGAGGTTCTGACATATGTATACAGAATGAATAAACATTCTTTGGCGTTACATTGTTCATTGAAAGAAACAGAAACAGTAGTTAATAAAAACATGAGAATGGGTATTGGTATGACCGGTATCCTACAAGCAACTGAAGAACAACAATCATGGTTAAAAGATGCGTATGTTTGGTTAAGAGGGTATGATAAATGGTATTCAGGTGAGAAAGGTTTCCCTGAAAGTATCAAATTAACTACAGTTAAACCAAGTGGTACATTGAGTCTACTTGCAGGTGTTACTCCAGGCGTGCACCCGAACCCAGCGGGTCCTTACTATATCAGAAGAGTTCGTATTTCTTCACATTCACCATTAGTTGAGGTTTGTAGAAAACATGGTTACCCAATTGAATATCAAAGAAAATTTGATGGTTCAGAGGACAAATCAACCATGGTTATTTCATTCCCATGTAAATTACCTGAAACAACACCAGTTGCCGCTGATTATGACTGGAAGACACAAATGGACATGGTTAGAAGAATGCAATCAGAGTGGTCTGATAATTCAGTAAGTTGTACCGTATATTACAAGAAAGAGGATATGGAAGACATTAAAGAGTACTTGAGAAAACATTTTAAAAATGAAATCAAAACAGTATCCTTCTTGTTGTACTATGGACACGGATTTGACCAAGCACCATACGAAACGATTACTAAAGAACAGTATGAAGATATGGTTGGTAAAACCAAACCAATAACCTCTGTTGAATTTAAAGAGGATGAAATGGAATTACAAGAATGTGCAACCGGTGCGTGTCCAATCAAATAAACTAATAGAAAATATCGATTACTATATCGACAAGGAGTCAGGACTTATGGTTCTGACTTCTTTTTTTCATTTAAAAAGAGGGTTTTGCTGCGGGAATGGTTGTAAACATTGCCCTTTTGAACCAAAATATATAAAAAATAATAAAAACAAGAAAAACCCATAATTTATGGGTTTTTTAATTTACTATAAAATGAGTTTTATATATAATATAGTATGAAAAAAGTACAAATTTTAAGTAAAAAAAATGCGGATAGAATGTATCCTTTTTTGTGCACAAAATTCCAAATATATTTTAATTATGTGATTAACAATTATGAACCTGAATCAATAGAATATGAAATAGAACAAGATTTAATTGATTATTCATATATGGTAAACGCAACACCACCCGTATTAATACCTTTGTTTCATAAAATACTTAAACCTTCACCACCAATTAAAAATCCAATACTTAGATTTTTTAAAAAAGTTAGATTGTTTTTAAAATACGAAAGATTTTTTATTAAAAAAATTGACCCGAGTTTAATTAGGATTGGTGAAAAAATGACAATAACTCAAGATTTAAGAAGAAAAAATTTCAAAAAATTGTTAGTTAAAAGAACAGAACATGGTCTTGAAAGTGTTACTAATTCAAATGTATTTTGGTCAAATGAAGAATTTAAATATTTGAGAGGAATAAAAGATAATTCTACCGAATATTTGAATTGTCAATTTAATGGGTATAAACCTCATTCGTTATAATTAATTTTATTCTTCTTTATATTTATTGATATGGCGGTAACATACGGTATAGATTATCCATTTAGAGACAGTTTAAAAGGTGATTTTTTAAAATTAACTGAATCACCTGAAAGAGAAGTTAGAGCTAACTTATTACATCTTATTCTGACAAGAAAAGGTACCAGATATTATTTACCTGATTTTGGTACAAGAATATATGAATATATTTTTGAACAAAACGATTTCATATCACACGCACAAATAGAAGAAGAAATAAGAGAAGCGGTTAGAAAGTATATACCAAATTTGGACATTAATTCAATCGAAGTATTATCAGCGGAAAATGATGAAGATTTAGATTATGGAGCAATGGAAGATGAGGACACAAGATTATTTAGAGCCTCGTCATCATCTGCTAAACCGTATACCGCTAGAGTTAAAATCGATTATACGGTAAATAACGGTGCATTTGCGTCATCCGATTTTATAATTATAAACATATAATATGGCAAAAAAGATATCATACGCTATTAGAGATTTTGCGGGTTTAAGACAAGAGTTGGTTAATATGTCGAAAGAATATTATCCTGACTTAGTTAAAAATACTAATGACGCATCAATATATTCAGTTCTTTTAGATATAAATGCTGCGGTTGCGGATAATTTACACTTTCATATAGACAGAGTTTGGCAAGAAACAATGTTGGATTTTGCTCAACAGAGACAATCACTATTTCATATTGCAAAAACATATGGAATGAGATTACCGGGTAACAGACCTTCAGTGGCGTTGTGTGATTTTTCTGTAAATGTTCCGGTTAGAGGAGATAAGGAAGATGAAAGATATCTTGGTGTGTTAAAAAGTGGTGCTCAAGTTTCAGGAGGAGGTCAAATATTTGAAACAATTGAAGATATTGATTTCTCAAAACCATTTAATAGTAGGGGTGAACCTAATAGATTAAAAATACCAAATTTTGATGGTAATAATAAATTAATTTCATATACAATCGTAAAAAGAGAACCTGTGGTAAACGGGGTATCAAGAATATACAGAAGAGTAATTACAGAATTAGACCAAAAACCTTTCTTGAAATTGTATTTACCAGAACAAAATGTTTTAGGTGTCACTTCGGTTATTCATAAAGAAGGGACATCATTCGGGGGTAATCCAACATCAAACGAATTTACTTCACAAACAAATAGGTGGTATGAAGTTAAATCTTTAGTTCAAGATAAAGTTTTTGTACCAAATCCAACTCAAGCGTCAGATACATCTAATTTTATTGCGGGTGATTACATAAAAGTAGAAAATAAGTTTATCACAGAATATACTCCCGAAAATTACTTTTCATTGACATTTGGTTCAGGTGCGGTTGACCCTATGGAAAATTTAGATAGTTTTATTGAAGGTAATATGAAAGTTAATTTAGGTACCTATCTCAATAATTTATCATTGGGTAGAACACCTAAAGCAAATACAACTGTTTTCGTAAAATATAGAGTTGGTGGTGGTAAGGATAGTAATTTAGGTGTTAGTGTAATAACTAGTGTAGATAACGTTGAATTTAATGTTCAAGGACCTAATTCAAACACAAATACTCAGGTTATTCAATCTTTAACGGTTACAAACGTAACACCAGCAATTGGGGGTGCGGATCAACCGACAATTGAAGAAATGAGAAACATGATTGCATATAATTTTGCTGCTCAGAACAGAGCGGTAACATTAAATGATTACAAATCTTTAATTGAAAATATGCCATCAACTTACGGAGCGCCTGCTAAAGTAAATGTTATGGAAGAGGACAATAAAGTTAGAATTAAATTATTGTCATATGACCAAGATGGTAATCTTACTGATATAGTTTCAGATACACTTAAAAATAACATTTCAAATTACTTAACAGAGTATAGAATGTTAAACGATTATATCGATATCGTGACAGGTGAGGTTATTGATTTAGCTTTAGAAATTGATTTAGTTTTAGATAAAAATGAAAGTCAAACGGATATACTTAAATCTGTAATTCAAGAAATTACTACATATTTCTCCATAGATAAAAGAAAAATGGGTGACCCTTTACTTGTTGGTGATTTGAATAAAATGATAGGAAATGTTGGCGGAGTTGCTAACGTCATCGACACAAGGGTTTTTAATAATATAGGAGGAGAATACTCAACCGCTGAAGTGTCTCAATCATATAAAGACAGTATTACTAAAGAAATTCAACAATCAGATTCAACTATATTTATGAAATCTAATCAAATTTATCAAATTAGATTCCCTAATAAAGATATAAGAATTAGAGTTAAAACTTTAGCTACGACTACATTTTAAAATCATTTTTATTTATTTTAATAGAAAATAACATCGTTTCTATTTATTATAAGAATGATACAAAAGCACAGAATTTCGACAAATATTGGTAAGGACCAAAAAGTAACAGTTGAACTTAAACAGGATTACGATTTATTGGAAATTTTATCTTTAAAATTTTCACAAGTTGATGTTTATAGGTCATTATGTTCCGACTATGGCGTCGTTGTAGGTAGAATTTCCGCAAATAATGGGTTTGGAATACCCAATGCAAGGGTTTCTATTTTTATTCCACTGGCTGACGAAGATGCCGATGACCCCGTTATTTCTGCTTTATATCCATATACTGCAACTGATGATACAAACGATGGTGGTTATAAGTATAATTTATTACCATCAAGAAGACAACATGGTGGACATGAACCCACGGGTACTTTTCCTGACCAATTAGATATTTTAACTAGAGAAGAAGTACTTGAAGTTTACGAAAAATATTACAAGTACACAGTTAAAACAAATGAATCCGGAGATTTCATGATATGGGGTGTTCCGGTTGGACAACAGACATTACACGTTGATGTTGATTTATCTGACATTGGTTGTTTTTCATTAAGGCCTGATGATTTTATTGCTCAAGGTGCGGGCGTTGATCAATTTATGACGACGTATAAATTCAAATCATCACCAGACCTTGCGTCACTTCCTCAAATTATAACATTTGAACAAACAATAGAAGTTGTACCTTTTTGGGGTAACGTCGAATTATGTGAAATCGGTCTAACAAGAACAGATTTTGATTTAGCCGACCAAGGAATTACAATACAACCTAAAGCATATCTTATTGGAGGGACATTTTCTGATACGGGAAAAAATTCAGTTAATAAAAATTGCAGACCCAGAAAGAAAATGGGTCGAAAATGTATGATGACATCTGAAAAGGGTCAAATAGAAACAATTAGATTTACATCAAAAAAAGATTCGCAGAGTAGGCCAATATTAGAAGAAGTGGAGTTGGATGAAGATATTGATGAAAATGGTTCATTTATGATGTCCGTAGATATGAATATGGATTATCTCGTAACAAATGAATTTGGTGAAAATGAATATAGCAACGACCCAAATAAAGGTATACCAACGTCGGCTGTTCAAAGATTTAGATTTACAATTAAAAATGAGAGTTTAGGTAGGGTTAGGACAACCGGAAGTTATTTAGTCCCTAACATTAAAGAACATGTTAGTACTTTTACATATCCTGACGAATCGACAAAATCATATGCGTGGTCTACAAATTACGATGATTATCCTTTTTATGGTCAGTCAGATATTTTAAATAATGTTGATGGTTTTTGGTACCCACAAGATTATTTTTATAGATTTACCTACAATAAAGTCTACACAGTATCTTCTTTTCAAAATTCGTATGAAACTGACTACAATGTTAAAAAAGAACAATTTTTAGGTATTAAAGAAATTGTTCCTGCGGAAGAAGAAGATTGTGACTCTTCAGTTAATACTTTTCCTGTAAATTTTGCTGTTAAGAATTACACTTTTAGTTTATTAATTGCTGATATTTTATTATATATTGAATATTTTCTAAATATAGTAAAATTAGGTTTTTTTAATGCTGCTGTTAAATCAATAATGGGACTCGCATGTTCTATCGATGAATCACCAACAAGAAAACTTTCACTTCTATTAAAAAATTGGGGATTAAATATACAAGAAAGGTCACAAAAAACTTTACATTTAATATCGTATCCCGAATGTGATGAGTGTACTGATGAAAATGACGCAAATAATTTACCACCAATTTTAACCGGATCACCAGTGGCAAATCCGTGTTACGTTGGTACATTTTTAATAAATAATACAGGTAGAACACAAAATGGGACATTACCTATGAGTAATTTTATTTTTTCCGCATCTACTGAAGGTAATTGTGTAAATTGTTCGGACCCTAATTTAGATATTGTATTAGCATCACAAAATAACCAATACTATACTTCCGGGTACACATCTTTGGCACATTTTTATCAAAACATAAATAATTATATTGCAATCACATATAATTCGAATGCTAGTATATTTAGTGGAAATAAGTTTTTCAATATCTTAAGTGATCGTGTACAAGCGTCACCTATTTATTGGAAAAGTTACACATATAATTTCAGTGCGTATGGTGGAATATCAAATTTAAGTTTAGTTTATAATGGAGTGCCTTACAATATACCTTTTCCAATTAGTGCAACAACTTTTTTTCAGAGTTTATCTGGAGGTACGTTTGGTCCATCTGGTGCAACATTAACAATTACTAATCCCAATCAATTCACCATTGCACCAAATTGTACAAAAATTTTTGGTAATCTTACTGTTGTACATACCGGAGGTACTTCACCAAATACGGTGTCACCGTCAATAACAACTAGTTCAATTATTATTGATTATGAAAATATTACATTTTATGATGAAGATAATGCCTTTATAGATTTAAATCCACCATATCCTGCAGTACCAACAGGAAGAACTGTTCCAATTATATTAGCAAACTCTGGATGTACAGAAACTGACCTATCATTAGCGATTACCGCGGAAATTGAATCTGGTTGTAATTTGTACGATTCACCGTACAATGAAAATTTGATTAATTATTATATCACTTCTACCGGTAATTTAAGTACTGATATCGGTGGATTTGGTGATAGGTTTTCAGTTAGTGATGATGATGGTAGGTCATATGTTTTACCTGGTAGTTATACTCCGGGGACTCAAATATACGCCACAGTGGTTAGTGACATTTATAATCTTAATGTTTGTTATTCATCAAAAAAAGGTGGTCCTAATTTTGTTTATTTTGATGACATGCTAGTACCTCTTCCAAGATTGTGGGATGGCTACCTTAGAGGTAAAATTACGAAATCAGGTGTATCTGAATTTAGTAACGGTGTTTTTTATATTGTACCAGGGTCACAAACTTTTTGGAGATTAATTGATATACTTAGTGAATTTAGAAAAAGAAAAAGAGTCGCAAAATTATTTTGTGGGGGTATTGCCAATTATAGTTTTATAAATAATTGGTTATCTGGTTCTTTGTATTTCTTTGCATTTAAGGCGAAAAATAAGAGGAGAAATAACACAAAATATTGTACCGATGTTGTTAAATGGATTACAGACCAATCAAGATTTTATTATAGGTCATGTAGATATGAAGACGCAACAAATACATGGGGTTCCAATTGGTATGGAGGAGAGAAAAAAATAAATAGACCAACAACATTTGTTGATTTGGGTCCTCGAGATGAGTTCATTAAAGAAATATGTACTGACCCAAGTGTAGACCCTAATTGTTCTGTGTCTAGACAAATTGGACCAACATCGTTTAAAAGTTTTGGTGAAATACAAGGACTTAATATAAATTACAGACTTGATGTCACAAATGCGTCATATAATATAAATGATTTTTTTGATAATACCGGATTTTCAGGATACAGAAGAGTAATGAACGGTGATGTTTTACAATTAATATCAATTAATAATGAAGTAGGTATTGAAGAATTTGATTTACAAAACCCTAAATACCTCGGTTATTCGTATCAATTATTAGACCCCGAATTTTATCCTGACGTATTTAGTACGGATGGTGACGGTACACCCGGAACATATATGAGTGGAGGTAAACCAAACGGACCATTACCAGTAACATTTGATTTTACTGAAGATGGTGAGAGAATACGTGCTTGTTTGAATGAACCTACACATATTGACTATAGTGGAAATCATGTACAAGGTAGATTAACTGAATCTTCGCAACCTGTTCCTTTTTATTTATGGGAAAAAAATGCCAGTGGATTTGGAGATAACACACTAAATCAACATTGGGATTTTACACAAATTCAAGTTCAACCTTTACAAGGAATGACTTACGCGTACAGTTTAACAGGTTCACCAAATGATTCTTCAGACCAATATTTGTTATTACCGATGACATATACGTTCCCTGGTGAAACATTTACAGGAAATACCGGTAATGCAACAAATGAATTACCTTATGATGTTGTGGTGGTTTCTCCTGACCCTGATAATCATACCATATACGATAGTGAATATCCAGGATTCACTTATTTATATGTGACTAGTGGTTCTACCTCAGGCACAGAAATAACTGCATATTTGGGTACACTTTATACAAGATACGGTACTGCAGGACAATGGCATTCAATTGCGTGGGATTATACTAACGATTTCTTAATTAGAAGAACTGAGAATTATTATAGTGGTAGTAAACAAATTTTATCAACCCCATTCTTATTTTATTTTGGTTTAAGACCGGGCAATACTGGCTTGGATAAATTTATTGAAAGGTTTGGACCCACCGGAGTGTTCCCTACACAAGAATAATGGAAAAGAAAAGAATTGTTTTACCAACAAAAAAATTTTTTAAGGCGAACGAACAAGACAATAGTCTAAGAATAAATTTATCTCAATCTGAAAATTTATTAAGAGAAGGTGATAAAGATATTATTTTAGATATTGCAGAACAATTTAATACAGAAAGAAATGATAGTAAAAACTATAAGATATATGGTAAGATAAGAATGGTTTTTAGAAATATATTTTCCGGACAAACATCTTATGTTCCATTATCTAGAGATTTATATTTACTTGGCGATGGAACAGGTTCTAATGATGGGTTTTTACCATATAATGAATTTGCGTTTTTAAGAAATGATGTTGTTAGAGAAAAAAACTCACCAAATTCAGGAAGTACTTTAGGTACATTTTCTCAAAATATAACAGTAGAAGGTTATACTGGACATACAACTGTAACACCAATTATGGCACCATATCATAATTGGAATTTATATCTATCTTATGTGTATACTGGTGACACTTCTTTCCCCATGAGATACACTTTGACAGGTAACACATATGCAGATTTTACTGCGGGAGATGGAATACCTTTTAGAGTATATACTAGTGGTAAATACTATAAGTTTATATCACCTGTTGAACACGGAATATCTGCGGGAGAATACCTGATTTTATCAGGAGGTTCGTTTAATAACTCAATACCATTAAGTGGAAGAACATATTATGTGGATAGTGTTGGTGATGAAACATATAATTCGTCAAAATATGTTTTGAATATTTTACAAACACAAATTGAAACAGGGTATACGTTAAGTAACATTATGGTTTGTAAAAGATGTATTGATAAAAATAACATCAATGGTACGACATCACAATATTATGTACACAAACATAAAACACTTACAACATATGATTCTTATTTATTAGACAAGTTAGGTTTTGAATCATCAATATGGGAAGAAGAAAAGAAATTATTATTTGAAAATAGTTTGGGGACAAATGATTATTTGGTTGTTAGAAATAGAATGGAGTCGTTGTATTATTCATTTAAGCAACCGTTTATATTAACTGGAATAACAAATAATTTAGGGTACACACCAACTGATGTGTATGTGTCAGTAATCTTTAAGAACGGAAACGGGTATTTTAACTATCCACCTAAAGTAGGTTACAAATTTCATTTTCATGACACATGGATTGACCAACATTTTAGTGGTAACACCAGCGAAGAAACATCATTAACATCAACAAGTTTTAGTTCTAACACACCTATTTATAGTGCGTTTACATTTAATTCAGGTAATTCGTTATCAGTTGGGTCAACACTTACGGGTGCGTTTGTAGAATATAATGACAGAGATTTCAAAGAAAGAATAATAAGTGAAGCGTTTCATAAATTATCTACACCTAATTTAATTTTTGACCATGATCAAGACGATCCAACAACATACTCTGGAGCGTCCGCAGATAATTTAGTCGGTCTTTTTTATCAACCACATAATAGAGTTAAACTAAGAGAGTTATCACCATACGTTGAATCGTATAATACAAATGACATTTTTAATTTACCTGAGAATGTAAAATATGATAATAATGAAAAATTGTGGAAATGGAGAGACTTATACGACCATGGTTATGTTGACCCTGATGGATACGGGACAGATTTTCCTTTCATGAATAATAATCATTATGTACATAATGATATAAATTTTTACCTAAGAAACGAACAACAATATAGAAATAAGGCGGACGGTATAATAAAAATTAAAAATAGAAATATAGACTGTTAAATGGAAATTCTTAGAAAAACGGAAGACCAAAATATTTTATTGAATACTGAAAACCAATTTAAAACTGATTTAGGTTGGCAAGAAAATTTTCAAGAATTAGAAAGAGAAACTTTATTAAGTATTATTAATCCGATTGAAAATTATGAAACTATGCGGTATATACATAAACCATATACCTCATCAAACGGTGTCTCACAAACAGACATATGGTTTTATTTTTATTTTATTGATTCAACAGGAACAGGATACACAAACGGATTAGATTATGAACTAGTTGGAATAACAGCTAAAGAGAACGAATTAATGTTGAAACAGTCAACCGAAAGTTTTTTTAGATTAGAATTTTATAAAACACCAAATGGCGATATACCCGACAGAACAAATAGAAGACTAGTTTTTGCAAAAAATTTGGCGTTACCATTAGGTGAAAAATATTTGTACACTACGTTGAATGGATTTATTCATTTACCTGTTTTTATGGGTTCAAACTATAAAAATAAAGAAAATATGTATTTGTTTTGGTTTAGTGACGATTCAGCATTTAATGAAACAAATTTAACTGGTAACACATTTTATATGACCGCTAAATTTTATAATGCTAAAGACGGTACTATTTTAGATTTTACCACAACGGGATTAACAATGAATCAACAAGTAATTGAGCCAAGAGACATGTATTATAAAATGCAAATAAATCGTTCAGATTATTCTTATGAAGTGTATAGATATACTAGTGGAACCACAGGAACAAGAATTGGTGAAGCTCATGACCCAATAATATTTTATGAGAAAATGTAAAAATGGAAAAAAATACGTATAAAATATTAATAAATCAAATACCAAAAGTTAAGCTACATTCATTAACAGGACAATATTGGTTTGATAGTTTTGGTAATTTATTTCCGTGGTCAGGAGGTACAAACTTATCACCTGAAACCGGTACAACATATTTTAATGTAAGTGGAGGTACAGTCACTAGTGGTTATTATAGATGGAATGGAACTACTTGGGTAACATATACTGGTAACACTGGTTATGATTATTATGTACCTATTTTTTTAGAAAGTAGTGTTGATGAAATGGGTGTAATGGTTGGGTTTGATGGTAATATTACTCAAATGAATCAATTATGTAATTTTTCTTACACTCAAACAGGTTCAACTATACAAGTATATAATACCTCAGACCCTTTAGTTTTAAGAACATTAAAAGAACAAACATATACAATTAATTGGGGTGATGGAAGTGTATCCGGAATTACAATAACAGACGGAACACCATCAGCGTCATTACCATCATTAACACATACATATTCAACATCGTCAGGATATACTATATCAATAACTTTAGATTCACCTTGGTCTAAACAGAAATTAAGTAAATTAGTAACAATACCTAAAAATATTTCAGTTGCAAATCCTTTAGGTACTTTCAGTGGATTTACCATACCATTTACAATTAATACGGGACAAACAATTGATTATTTAAATGATTATGATTATGTTCAAGGATATACTGGATATACCACAATATCGTTTGCTGCAATTGGTAAAAGTAGAATTTCTGAATTGAAATTATATGGGTCAAACACATATAGTGGAGTAACAACAGGTACGAATAATGGTATAGGATATAGTGCGTATACAATTGATGGTTTATATTATACCGATTATAGTGATGGGTATACTATGATAACCGGGTCAACATCAGGGTATACAAAAGAAGAAATATTCAATAATTTGATAACAAGAAATGAACATTTCCTTGGTTTTATAGATGAACCAACAGTCTATTCTGACATTTTTATTGAAAGAGGTAAACAATCACCTTTGGAAAATAATTTAAGATTATGTGAAATTGATAATGTTGGAGAACTTGACTTGTATGGAAATGGATTTTTTAATGTAAAAAAACAATAAAAATCATATTTATTAATAAAAGTTTATGGCAGTAGGATCATATGGTATAGTAAGACCTTCAGATGTTTCACCAGCGGATGTTGAAATAATATTTCATTATGTTTCTGAAAGGACATCTACTTCACCGGTAACAATGAAAAAATTAAATTCAGAGGATATATTGACCCCTGTTTTTCATAATGCAAATACAACAAATGACACAAATGCACCTAATGTTGAAATTTTGGGTGGTTTATATAATTTAAAATTAAGTGCAGATGACTTTTCAGATTTAGGTATATATACACTACATATTAGACCAAAACAAATCAGAACTACGATTTCTGATTGCGGTATTTTGGCGTCATTACCATCGGTAAGAGGACTAATTATTGACTTAAGTAACATACCATCTGAAGATAGGAATAAATTTACACCTCAAGGATTAGTTGGATATAGAGTTGAATATATAAACACGGTAGATAATAAGAAAATACCTAACTTTTATAGAATAGTTACATCATCTTTTTATTGTACACCTATTGTATCAAATCTAACAAGTACGACACAAAAATCTATAAGGTATCAATATACCGAACAAGCGACAAATTTGATGTTTTTAACTGTAACACCATCATCCGCTCCGTCAAATAAACCTAATACAGTACCATTTATTGGTTCACCATCACAAAAAATTATACTTACAAATACTTTTGTGAACCCAACAACTATTGAGATAGAAATGGTTGAACATGATGCGTCTACATTGGCGAATGCGTTGTATGGTAATCAAACTAAGGCGGTATCTTCCGGTATTTATACGATTTATGATAATAACAACAATATCTATAAGCAATACAACCTATATGAAGTTAAGGATGAATTTAACGAAACGTTGTACGAAGTTCGTGAACAGAGAACAGATATTGACGAAACACTAAACTTTGACACTATTACAACAATATAATGGCCAAATATATAGTACCAAGTAAAGCCGCAAGTGGGGCACAAACATTCAGTGATAGTTTAGTTGGTAATCAAATTACCGATGGTACTAGTCAATTAACTAATACTAATTTTATTTTAGATAAAGTTATCCCTGAAAAAGACAGTAAAAAATTTAGAACAGGTACATTCTCAGATTTTTTAACTCTTGATGATTTAAAGGAGGAAACCAAATCAGTAACAACTCAGTCTAAAAAACAAAAAGAAGAAGAAGTAAAATTTAAAGGTAGTAAGAATGATGCGGGTAAATCTTTATTTGGTTCCTTAAAAGAAAGATTATTAGTTTCATTATCAAGAATAATAAAAAAATATCCGGCAGCGGTTTTAGTTGATAAAAATAAACCATCTAGTGCGAGTCCTTATAGTGCGGAAAATATTGTTTATGACAATAATTTAAAAACCACTGAATTCTTTATACAAACATCGTTGTTTTTTAATCCAATTGATGTTGTTTTTTCTACACCAAAAAGTAACATTATACCAGACTCAGATAATGAAATAAGAAATTTTTATTCTTCATATAAAAATTATGTGATTGATATAAATGGTGTAACATATGGTATTATAAATTACGTAGAACCAAATGCGGTAAATAAAATAAAAATCAAGGTAAATGGTCAACCTTTCCCTAATCTTACAGCATATACGGGAAATTATTTGATTAGACCAACTGATTCAATAACGGAAGAATTTTTTAATGGTTTAGATGATTTAGAAGAAATATTATTAAATAGAGAAACCACACCAAAATATAACGCTCCGTTTTTAATACCTAAAGACAATTCCGATAATTCAAAAACCATTTTAGCAACAGTAGAATATAATTGGCCAATATCGAGAGATGGATGGAATATTGAAATACTTGGTGTTAATTATGAAAAATATGTCACAGATTTAATTGATGTTGCAGACCAAATAGACGATTATAAATCTAACTTATTTGTTAGATTTATGTCATCACCTCAACTTTATGAGTTTGATACAGAAGAAAAGAAGGCGGAATCTGTTTTTCAGTTGTATGGACAAAGTTTTGATACAGTAAAAAAATATATTGACAATATCGCGTACATGCGTAATGTGTCTTATGATGGTATTAATAATTTACCAGACGTACTTTTAAAAAATTTAGCAAATACGTTAGGTCTATCAACAATTAAATTATTTGATGAACAAAGCTTAGACCAAATTTTATATACAAGAATTGATTCACAGTACACCGGAGTTAATTTAGGGTATAATCAAATTGAAGCAGAATATGAATTTTACAGAAGAATACTCATTAATCTTGCTTACTTATATAAATCAAAAGGAACAAGATCATGTATTGAATTTTTCTTAAAATTTATCGGTGCACCTGAACCAATGATTCAATTTGATGAATATGTTTATAATGTAACATCATTTCCAAAATCGTTTGATATTGACCAAGACATTTATGATGTAACATTAGGTGTCAAAAATTTAACGACTGCAACATTTATTCCAAGTGCGTACACATATACTAATACAGTAATTACTTCTTCAACAACATATACTAGAGATGAGTATCCTGTTGAAGAAGGTACAGGTTATCCAAGAAAAGCGTTTAGTGAAGCAAACGACATCTTTTTTGAAAAAGGTGCAGGTTGGTATGATATAACAATTGACCATAGATCGAGAGATATACTTGATGTTGATAATTCAATTACAACTGGTAGAACAAAAACATTAAAGACAAAAATGAAACCATATACATATGGTGAAGAATACTTTGATGTTTTTAGAACATTACCTGGATTAGATACTGGTTATGAATTAGAAGCGGATATAGATAATAGAAAGAGTGAAATTTTTGGTGAAAGTTCATATTTTGTTTTAAATAGAAAAAACATACAACTGTATCTTTCAGCATCAAGAACTGTTGATTATGACATCTATAGAAAATCTAGAAACTTAGAATTAACATTCGGTACCACAACATTATATCCACAAACAGGAGTAACTTTTGCTGAGTATCTAAATGAAGTTTTAAGTAGACTTATAAAGAACTCACATAAAATAAGATATAAAAAGAATTATATAATATTGGAAGATGTCTTTAGAGATTATCTTTCAAGAACAACATATACCCCATTTAATTTTATTGACGTAGAAGAATATATAAATCGAATGAGTCCATACTGGACACAAATGATTGACCAGTTTATTCCTGCTACAACACAATGGTTAGGTGGAAATGTGATTGATAATGGTGTATTAGGTAGACCAAAATATCCATATAGATTTGGTTGTCAACCTAAAAAGTTTATTGAAGAATTATTTCCTGATTTTGAAACAGCGATTGAAGAAGATTTAGAAACATTATTAGGTTCAGAAGAAAATTTTAGAGGTTTAATTAAGTTGACCGGAGTAACTTATTATCCTGTAATCATTATTGATGATGTTGTTTATTCAGGAACAAATTATTCTGTTATAATAAGTGGGACATCAAACACAACAAATAGTGCTCAATTATTTGACCCATTCCCTATGACAGGATGTACCAGTTTAACAAATAATGATCCAGTAAATTTGGCGTTAATTTGTGATTACAAACAATATATTAATCCTGACGTAACGAAAATCAAACAATTATGGATAACCGCATTATCAAATTTAATTGATGATTATATCAATACTTCAGAAACTATGGATGAACCCGGTTGTATTGATAGTTATGCTCCATATACCGCAGAAACGGGAAATAGTTCATGTCCACAAGTACCTAAACCACTTTTAACTTATAATATTTTTGTAGATACAGACGGTATTGATAAAATAGAAATAACATCTATAAAATATGGTACAAATGATTGTTCAGTAAACGATTATTTAGATTATATGTTTAATGCGGAATATTTGACTACACCATCAACTTGTGGGTTAAACGTAAATTTAATAAGTGGTTGTGATGTTTATGAAGGAGGCACTGAAGATTGTTTATTAACCGGTAATTTAGTAATTGAATTAGAAAATGCGGTTGGATTACAAAATAGTCAAGATGGTTGGCCGGTACATATATACACAGATTGTTTAACCGGAACTAACTTAAACATAAATTTTGTTTCGGGATATAGTTTACAATACATAAGTGGATGTACTTTTCAAATAACAGGCGTTACAGAAAATGACGATTTTACCATTAGTGTTTTAGACGGAGCGAATTGTGAATCTAGAGTTCGTTTTAAAGGTTGGCAATTAAAGGCGGAACACGACCCATATGTTCCGGCTAGAAGCCATTATCAAGAATTTTATATTTCTTCTTATGATAACAATGAAGGATATGATATTGATTTACAGACTGGCGTGACATGGTGTGACGATTATACTGGATATACATTAGTATCAAATACTGAAATATTAAGTTCGTACAATTACGGACTTAAAAACGATTCTAAAATAATAAGAATTGAACAAAGTAATATTGCTAATGTCTTATTGGAATTTGCTAATGGAACTTTCACTAATCAAACTTTAGAAGATTTTTTAATATCTGGTGAATTAGAAATTGTTAACGTACAAGATATTAATATTACTAATTGGTTAATAATGGCGGAATATAAACCGTGTACAAGTTTATCTAATCATTCATTTGTTGTTGCACCTGAAAGTGGATATTCATTTAGTTACGATTATTCAGTTGGTTATGTGAATCACATCGATTGTTTAAGTTCAATTAAAAAATCATTAATTACCGGTTTAACTGTAAACAACACATATACAGTGTTTGAAGTTTTACCAACTAGTAAATTTAGAGTTTATACAAATAAAATTATTAGCAATGGTAGTGTAATTAATACAAACTATTTCTTTGATGAAAGATTTCCTGAAGATTTACAAGTTAGACAAGACGAACCAATTGAACCTTGTTGTGATTATCCTGAGGATTATTACAAATATTACAGAGGCGATTTCTTAATTGATAGAAATGGTTACCCAATAGAAGTTATTGCGGTTGATTTAAATTATTGTGACTTTAGTTTTTATTATAATTTTAATGTGACAGGACAGTCAATCGGTGATTTAGTTGTGTTTAATGGTAATGATGACCACCAACCAATTGTACAACATAATTATCAATTACATAACACATCGTTGTCATTCAGTGCTGAACAATTCTATACTGACAGTGAAAATTGTTCAACAGTTCCTGCAGTTGGTTCGTTGGCAAGACCTATTTATACCGGTACTTGTACAGGAACACCTGTTGTTACATGTGTTGTTCCAACACCAACTCCAACCCCAACACCAACTCCGACTCCAACTGCAACACCAACACCAACTAATACACCGACTAGTACACCTACACCAACACCAACAAATACACCAACACCAACACCGACACCAACTATAACACCAACACCAACAATACCACCTAAAGCAACAACAACACCGACGCCAACACCTACACCTACTGCGACGCCAACGCCAACACCAACAGCGACTTCTATTTCACCAACATATATTTATTTGGCAGAAATGAGGTCTTGTGATGATTGTGGAAGTAATGTGGGTCAAATAGTTGTTGGTTCGTATACAACACTAACAATAAACAGTTATGCGATTCAAATCGGTAGTCCCGCACCACAAACCACAGTATATAAAATTTTAGCTGGTAGTAGTGGTTTTGCTGCTATAACTGTTGTACCAACAGGTTCAAATAATTGTACAGTTGCTTGTAACTATGAAGTAATAACTTAAAAAAATATAAATTCTAATAATGGGATTAAACGTAAGAATATATAATGTAACATTCACACACAACTATAAAGTAGAGTATAGGACAAATACCTATGCAGGTACATATACGTTTCATAGTTTTCAAAGTGCGGGAACAAATAATGTTACAATAGGTAATTTAGAATTTGATACTCTTTATTATGTTAAATTAACAGATTTAATTACGGGTCAATATGTGATTACTCAGATAGTAACACACGATAGTAAATTTTATGATTGTTATGACCATATTAATTTTACTATTTCTGCTAGTACTTGTAGTTGTGGTGATTATCAAATCCAATTAATTGATTTAACATCACCGAATGGTAATCATTCATCAGTAATAAACGGTATTCCTAATTCATATTACATATATTCCGGAACAACACACCATATAACTGGTGCGACATTTATAACAACAGCAACGACTAATCCGTCAACTAAGGTAATTTATCAAACATCTGGTGAAACCGAAACACCAACATTAATTTACTTCTTTGTTGTACATAGTGATGGTTTTTTAACTGGTACAACAGATAACTGTCCTTGTTATTTAAATCAACCAAAAAGACAAGGTGGATTTGAAGTTAAATCAATATGTTTATGTTGTAGTGGAGGTGCGGGTTATGAATGGAGACCGTATACTTATTACTGTGAAGTTGAACCTGAATTTGAAATTACATATCAATTAACAGGAATTTCTACACCATATAATGTATGGTACGATAGTGATACAGATAAAGTTTGGGTTGCCGATGCGGATAATTATCTTGATGGTAACATTTATTGGTTTAACCCATCTACAGGAAATACAAGTGAAAGTGCTGTCACATATATTACAGGTGCTACAGGATATACTAGTCATCTTAGAGCAAATAAATTATATAGTACATTTATAGACACAATATATAAAAGAATTTATTTTGTTGGTAAAAGTGATGGTCCGGCACCAACAGTGGTAAATGGTATGATTATTTACGATATTACGGGAAACACTATTCAACATATTCCATATGGTAGTAATACCGATTATAAGAGAGGATTATTATTTTATACTGACAATTATATATATAGTAACATTTTTGTAGGTTCAACATCGGCAGTTACTGCAACTCATACTGATTTGATAAGAGTTGATAGAATTAATCCAAGTGGAACAACACCAACTGTTTTGTCTGGATTAACTGAGTTTGACCATTTCTTTGCGGGATTTGTTCCTGTTGGTGTTGAAGTTAATACAGGAACTACTTTAAGTGAAACGAGATATTGGTTTGTATCTTCCGCAGGTGCAAGTTCGACTGGTAATATCTATATATTTGACAGTGATTTTAATTATCAATCAACAATTATATTAACAGGTCAAAGTACAACTGGTACTACTGGTTTGGGTGGTAGGTATTGGCAAAGTATATTTTATGACAAAGTTAAAAATAAAGTATATGTTAGTGATATCGGTGGAGGATTTACATGGGTATTTCAACCAAGTTCAAACTATGAATCCGCAACAGTATTGAAAATATTTGATTTCAAAAATGTTATGGAATCAAAATATTCAGATTCTAGACCTGTGGTATATTTTTCAATTGACCCTGTTTCTGATAAACTATATTTTGGAGTCGCGATTACAAATAACGTAAATGGAGACGTAACCGCAATTAAAAAAACATACGAAGTAGATAGAGATACTTTTGAAATTAAAAGATTGATAACAGGTTATACCTTACAGAGATTAGATATAGTGACTGATGAATATGGTAATAATAGTTTAATGGGTCCGGATGGTGGTAATCCTTATTGGGGTGGTGGTTCATGGAATACAGATGGTAAAATAGTTTTTTATAATAACAGTGTTGGTAATAGTAATACTGGTAATGTTGTTGTAGATGAACTACAATTATATAATATAAACACAGGTTTACCAACAGGTACAATTATAGATAATACATCTAATCTTGATCAATATATCGCACCATTTCCTGATACTGTTGCAACTGGTAGTACATATGAAGGGGTGTCAGGTTGTCCAATTACATATACATTAACTTGTCCAACAATTACAAAGACATCGCCAAGCACAACGCAAATAAATTATGAAGTCAATATAGTTGATTCAGTAAAAAATAACCCAAATATTGCAACAATCAAAGTATCTGCGTTAGATTCTGGATTGAATGTTGATGATTTTGATACGTATAGTCCACCGTTTAATAATTATTATAGTGGTATTTTCAGTGGATTAACTGTGGACACATACTCAATAAAAGTAGAATATTTAGATTCGGGTGCAACAGTGTTATCAGGATGTACATAATAAAAAAAATAAAATATAAATGTCAAATTTAGTATCAATACAGTTTCAACCAACAATATATCCACACAATGTGTATACTGGAAGTACATCAGGTTCAACAAGTGGAATTATTTGTAGCGCACAAACAACTTCTTGTTCATTTACTGTAGATGATACGTATAAAGCATCGTACAATACTATTTGGTTAAGAATTGTATCTGATGAAGGATGTAAAGAACAATTATATCAAGTTTTAGTAAATGAACCTGATTGTGGCGGTGAATATTGTGAATTCTCGGCAACGACTGTTTATAATGGACTTATAAATGATTGTGATTTAGAAATTAGTGTCTCGTCAACAGAAATTTTAACATCTGGTGGAACCGCAAGTGCAACTGTAACATATACAAAAAATCATGGTCCTGTTTCTATCTTGTGGAATAATGGTCAAACAGGTCAGACTATTACGGGATTATCTGGTGGAACATACACTGTTAGTGTTACTGATACTTCAGTATCTGGTTGTACCGTAACTGGTTCAACAACAGTTTATGAAACAATGGTGTTCTCTGCAACATCGATAACATCATTTAATCAAATTAATTTAGAGTCATATACGAATCGTTTGGCGATAAATTGGGGTGATGGTGATGAGAATATATATACCACAACTGGCGGTTCTACAACTGTATCTCACACGTATTCAAGTCCATATACTGGTTTAGTGAAATTAAAATCTATTGATTTAAGTGACGTAGAAAGATTCGATATATCCGCCGCCACCCCAACAACAAATGCATACACGGTAGATACATCCGAAGCGAGAAAATTAGAAAGGGCTAGATTATATATAACTAGAACTCATGGTAAAACAACAGGACTTGTATCTCAATTACCGGGAAGGTTATCCCCAACCACATTAACATTAACAATTAATAACGCGTATATTAGTGGTGGCACCGCTGATTTACCAAGAAATCTAACGGATGGTAGATTTTATACCGGAGTATATATAACAGGTAACACAAATCAATTCCCTACCGGAGTAACAGTACTTGATATTTGGGGTGTTAATACAGTAACGGGTCTAATTTCGGATTACCCAAGATCACTTCAAATTAGTAGAATATATGGTTTTAATACTATTTCAGGATCTACGAGCCACATACCAACAGGAATGACAAATTTTGGTATACAAGGTTCTGCATATATGTTTGGTGATATTGCAAATGTACCGACAGGAATAACAAGTCTTAATATATATGGACAAAGTATTGTTAGTGGAAATACAAGTAGTCTTAGCGGAAGACCATTGGTGGAACTTACAATTGATAATGAAGAAGGTTACGAAACATCGGGCCACACTATAACAGGTTTACTTTCTTCATTACCAAAAACACTTACCAGAATTCAAATCGGTGGTGCAAATACTATAAGTGGTAACACTATTGACGTACCTACTGGAGTAACATACTTC